AGCCATCATCATTTTCTCCATCTCTTGTGGAGATTTAGGACCTTCATTACCACTATACTTTATAGATGGTGCGTTAGTTTCTAGCTCTTCTGAAATTTGTATATCTTCTATTCCCATAGTTTTATCAGTTTACTTTGTTTTTCCTACTAAATCAAGAGGTGGCATGATAACTGTTACATCTCTTTGTATATCTTCTTCAGCTATATTTGCAGCTTTTAAAGCTTCTTCAGTCTCATAAACCTCACCTGTTTTTTTGTTTTTAATTGTTGTTATTATTTTATCTGGTGTTAACTCTATCATTATGTTGTTACCTCTTTCTTAATGTTTAGATAACTAATAGCCACATCAAACGAATCCGTTGTGCTTGATTGCACTGTGAAAGATGTACCACCTTCAATTATCAATGGTTGGGTTAATAATTCTGTTGTAACATTAGCCGTAAGTGCTGCAGATTTAATAGCTGTAATACTGTTGTTTGTTATAGTCACACTTGGTGTACCTGCTGATGTAACAAGTATTGATTTAACAACAATAGTTTCATTGACTGCAGGAATACTAGCACCTAGTGGTGTAAGTGCACTACCACTTGTATTATTATCTATGCCTTTAAATTTATATTGATTTACTACTGCCATTATTCTAAAAAGAAACTTCTAGCTTCTATCTCCTGTTTTAATTCTTCTTGAAACGTTGTGTTAAGTTTCTCAAGAACTGCATCTAAATCTCTAACTAGGGATTGCGCAACGTCTGGTTCATATTCATTACTTGCTCTAGTTAGTGTTTGTACTATCTTAGCCATTATAAACCTGCAATGCCTCCTCTATAATAACTATGTAATCCTCCTGGACCTGAACCATGTCTTGATGATCTACTAGATGATCTACTACTGGTATTACCAGTGTTATTGTTATCATCACCTTGATAATCAGGACCTGAATAAATTGTTCCATCAATTTCTACAGCACCTGCACCACTATCTAATAATGCTTCTTCATAATTTGCGTAATCTTTTTCTGAAGTCATTCTATCTGTAATTCTATCTAATCTTTTATTTGCTATTCTTTGATCTCTAGCAGCTTCGTAAGCAGATTGTGTATCATAACCTGTAAGTTGTTTTCTATATTTATTTCCCAACATTGCTAAACCTGAAATTCCAGCAAGAGGAAGAACTCCTGCACCCACGCCACTTGTTATAGCATTAATACCTCTATTAAGCAGTCCTTTTTTAGCCATGTTTCCAACATCTAAAGTAGTACCACCCATACTAATTGCATATTTAGGGTTTTGTGTTTGTTGGTCTAACCCTAAAAGTTTAGCAGCATATTCAAAACCATATTTAGCAGCTAGTGATTGTAATAAAGCTTCCATTATCGTCTTCCTCCAGTTTGTATATCTAACCTAAAGGTTCCTAGTTTCCAACTAGTATCTACAGCTGTATTAGATATTGTAAGAGCTATAGCTCTACCTCTAGCACGTGTGTCTACTTTATCTGTTGTAGAGGATACTGTAAACGGACCCAATGATGAGCTTGCAGCTGCATCGTTTGGATAATTTCTTAAATCTAATTGTACAATTGTGTTACCTGTTTGAGATATAAAATCTGGTATAATTCTACTAACTCTCATAATATTTTCACCATCACCTCTAAGGTCACCTAAATTTGTTGCAGCTCCTCTTACAACTTTTTGTGTAATGTCGTAATCACCAGATGTAATATTAGCTGGAATAGCTGTCGTAACTCCAAGTCTTATTTGGTTAATACCTGTTTCATGTTCATAGTAATAAGTGACTCCTTCTGTATTACCTACTACATCAAAAGATGTATCTGTATCTGCATCATATTGAGTTGCGTGAGGTAAACCAAATACAGCTGAGTCCTGCCATGTAGTTCTTGTAAATAGTGTGCTATCATTAGTGAACCATATAGGTCGTTTAGCTGTTGAATCTAAATAACTGTACGTTACAGATCTTAAATTAATGTTTGAGTTTTCTGTAGGATAAAACCAAGTAATCTCACCAAACAAGTTATTAATACCACAATATATTAATTGATTAGATGTAGTGTTAATATTATCATAAACAAAATCTTCAACAAGACAATCCATTGATTCTAGTTTACCGGTGTATCTAAAAAATCCATTTTCTGACATCCAGTAAGCAGCACCATCAACTTCAACGGCTGCATTCTTACCAATTAATCCACAGTTTGTACCTACCTGTTCAAAAGCAAATGTAAAAGGAGTTCCAACAAATCTCATAGTAAATAAAGATGTATCAGACCAAACGTAAATAGCATTTCTACCAAGCTTTGCACCGATGATCCGTGATCCGGCGGCCAATCTTTGTGTACCCGCACTATTTTCAGCTGTAGGTGTGTAGTCTTCTATATTTTCTTGTGATGAGAATCTTATAAACATATCATCTTGTGTTGTTTTATCTCCTATAGTTGTTTCTGTTCCAAAAAATACTAAGTGACGATCCGGTGTTGACACTAACATATCACGCGATGCTGTTGGCGCACCTGTTATAATAGTAGCTCTTGTAGAAGTAGCATTTATTAAATCTGCATCCCATTCAAAACATTCACCATTAAATATTAAAGCAATTAAAGTGCTTCCAAGATTATCTAGTGACCACATACCTGGTTCTGCAACAGAGTCCGTGCTAGAAGAAGCTTGTCCCCATGCTGAAAAGTTACTGAAGTCTGTAACTGTAGCACCACTAGCATGTGATGCATTGGAAGTTCCTCTAACGTTTCTAGTAATTCCAGTTAAATCATTTCCTAAAACACCTGTGTAAGATATTTCTTCATTATCTACTTTTATAAAATTAGTTCCCGTAGTGGGAAACCCTATAGTAGATGTAAGAGTTATGCTAGTTCCTGTTCCACCTGTACCCGCAGAGTTAGCAGATAATAATCCATTTAAAGTTGTTGTTCTAGGAGATGTAACAGTTCCACCCCATTGAGAAATACCCCATCCAAAAACTCCAACTTGTTCTGCGGGACCTACGTGATAATATTGAAAAAAAGTAATCCCACCTGAAGTAGATGCTCCACTTCCAGTTTCATTACTGGGCATTGTAATTGTAAATGTAGTAGTATCAGGCACACTAGCTACCATAAATTTTTTATCACAAAAATCAGAAGCACCAAAATTTGAATTTGTAATAGCACTAAACGTACTTGTATCTCCAAATAATATGATATCTCCTACTTTAAAATTATGAGCTCCAGAAAAAGTCATAGTTACTGTTGGTGATCCGTTGGTTGTACTAAAGGCATTTGTAATAGCTGTACCTGATGGATTAACTAAAGGGTGAATGTCGTAGTATACTCCACCAGAATATACATATAAAATTCTGTTAGTTCCTATAACGGCATATTTAATACCTTCTTTACTGACCATGTGATGCAAACCTCTAGCAGCACCAGTTAGTTTAGACTCACCTAACTGAGCCCAACCACCTATCTTTTCAGGTGTGCCATATCTAAAACGCACATTCGTACCGCCTGTCCACTGTGATTCAGCACCGGTGGCTGTAACTTGTTTGTTGAACCCTGGTAAAAACCCTAATTTTTGTAACATGTAAAAACCTATTGAAATTCTTTAATAAACTTTATATATTAATTATATAGATAATGAAAGAAACAAAAAGTATGTCTTACAACCATAAAATATCAGATTTAAAGTATAGAATCAATAGACTAGTCCCTAAAGATGTGTGTCATAAAATAATAGATATATTCGAAAAATACCCTGAATTAAATAGATTGGAAAGTAGTTATAAATACCAGACTAAAAAAAGTGAAGAAGATAATTTTAAATGTCTTAATTTATCTAGAATAGAAAACCCTAATGAAGATATTTTATATGCTTTAAATGAAGCTAGAAAATATATATCTATAATGATAGCTAACTATGTATTATATATTAAATCCAAAAAAATAAGTCCTGTCTTTAATGATAAATTAATTAGTTCTAGTTCAAATATTAGAATATTAAAATATGCGGTAGGGCAATCTATAAAAGATCATACGGATGTTGGAGGAACTATAAGAGCTTCTTGTACATTAAATTTAAATGAAGATTATGAAGGAGGAGAGTTTAGATTTTTTGATGGTCAAATTAAAGAAACATTTAAAACTGGAGATGCTATGTTATTTCCAGCAGAACCTATTTGGATTCATGGCACAGAACCCATAACAAAAGGAACACGTTATTCAATTAACTGTTTTTTATATTTATGAAATTAATATATTCAATACCGGATAAACTCTATTACATTCAAAATTTTTTAGATTACCCTACTTATAAAAAATTACATTATGATGTATTTAAAAGTAAAAAAATACATTTAACTTCAACATCAAAATCTTGGAGTAAAGAACTTTTAATGGGATTTAAAAAATATCCCGATAGATCAGATTTAATTCCTGATTACGGTCCATTAAAAAAATTAAATATTCTTTTAAATACCAATCCTTTTCATAAAATTAATCAACAGATTAAAAAATTTGTATTACATTCAATGAAAAATAATTCAGGAATAAATTGGCATGATGATTATAAATATAAATATGGAATTACTTATTATATAAATCGTAGATGGAATTCTAGATTTGGAGGAGAGTTTTTATTTACATGTAAAAACGCTAATGGTTTTATACCGCTAATTGGTAATTCAATAGTTATAGTTAAAGCTCCACTAGATCATAAAGTAACTCCTGTAATGAAACCAATAGTACCAAGAAAAACAATCCAAATATTTATAGAAAAATAAATGAACGAAAAAACAATTGATATAAATAATTTTATTGGTGTTTATGATAATTACATTATTAAAAAAGAATGTGATAAAGCTATTAAATTATATGAAGAACAGGTTAAATTTAACAATACAATTAACAGATTGGATTTTGAAAATGCTTCTATATTACAAAAACAAGACCGACAATTTTTTGCACTTCCTAGTAATATTAATGTTTGGTGGGAAGAATTAAAACCAATGATGTTTAATTTTGAAATGGCTTGGAAACATTACATTAATAATACAGGAGCAGGTGATGCTTATAAAACTCCTTTTTATTTTACTCAATTAAAATTACAAAAAACTTTACCTACAGAAGGCTACCATACTTGGCATGTAGAACATGGAAAACAATTTGAAATGAGTAAAAGAGCTTTTGTTTTTTCTATATATTTAAATGATGTTGAAGAGGGCGGAGAAACAGAATTTTTACATTTCTCTAAAAGAGTAAAACCAAAAACAGGAAGAATAGTTATTTGGCCTGCAGCATTTCCATACTTACATAGAGGTAACCCACCATTATCAGGAGAGAAATATATTTTAACTTCTTGGATGATGTTAAGATAATGATTAAAGTAATTGATAACTTTGCTGCTATTAACGAACAGTTAATTATAAAAAGTCTTATTCAAGAAGATATGAATTCTATACCCCCTTCTCATGAATATCATTTTAATTATAGTACTATTGTAGATCAATCACAACTTTTAAAAAATAATTTTCAAATAAATTATCCACAGTTTGTAAAAAACATATTTACCCACATAAATCAACCAGGAGGAACATCTCTTGCTATGATAAGTAACCCTATTCTTTTTAGTCTAGTTTATATACTGTTATGTAACTATAATTTATCAAATAAAAATATAGATAGAATAAAAATTAATACTACTTTTCCATTTCCAAAAAATACAGAGAAAAATTACGGACCTATTCATATAGACAATGATAAAAAAGGATCTATAAGTATTATATACTATTTACACAATACAGATGGGGATACAGTATTTTTTGATAAAAATTCTAACAATCCTAAAATAATTAAAAGAGTTTCGCCTAGACAAGGAAGAGCAGTTATTTTTAATAGTAATATACCACATGCTGGTTGTTGTCCAATTAACTCTCCTTTTAGACAGATTATAAATTTTGTATTATTAAGATGAATAAGAAGTAGGTCTTACACCTAGTCTTGTAATTTTCTCAGCTTCAGTTTCAGTAGAATTACCATCTGAATCTATTGCATTATTGCCATCCCAATTATCTTGCAATTGAGCTAAATGAGCTAAATCCCATCTAGATGAAAATTGACTAATGTCTCCAATGTTTGCATCTGCAAATGTAGAATGAGGTGTTTCATCTCTATATTCTACTTCATCAGAAGAATTAGAAGTACCGTGTTGAATAGCCCAAATATTTGAGAATTTAGAATCAGACCAGAAAGAATTATCATCAATAATGTGTCCAACACCTTCATCAGTACCCTCTGCATAATTTTTAATAATTATTTTATCATCAAATACTATTGTCCAATTTGCTTTTGTTGCCATAATTTTTCTCCTAAGTTTTTATAATATAAATTAATGCTATGTAAGGTTGAACAACTGAAGTTGCGCTACCTGAAAAAGTTGCACTCATGTTGTGGGAGTGACCACTACCTGAACCTGTAGGAGCTGTATTTCTAGATGCTGGTCCACCACTCGATGTTGGAACATTAGCAAAAGGTGAGTTGTTGGCCGAAGCAGGAAAAGGGTGAGTGTGAGCTGCAAGTTGTGCTGTTGATAAAGAAGCATTTGCTGTTGAACCACCAACGTTTCCACTTGAAGACACAGTATTTGCTCCGCCAGTTGAAGCTAAAGCTTTAGTTCCAGATTTTCCTATTGCAATGTTGTCTTGCAAATCTGGCACAAGAAAAGTTGATGAACCATCTCCA